TGAGGTTGGTGCAAGAATGCAAATTGACATTAAACTCCCACAGGAAATTGAGGATTTAAAAGAAGAAGCAAATAAAATCAAACAAGAAAAACTTAATGTAATCAAAAAACAAGATTACGAACAAGCGGCAGAACTTCGTGATCGTGAACGAGGAGTTTTAGCGAAACTTGAGGAAGAAAAAAAGAAATTTGAGGAACATTTAAGAAGTAGTAAAAGAACTATCCCTGAAGAATTGATTTATGAGGTAGTGTCTAACATGACAAAAATTCCAATTTCAAACATAAATCTTGACGAAAGAAATAACCTCATTAATTTGAACAGTAATTTAAATTCTAAAGTTATTGGTCAGGAGGAAGCTGTCACTAAGATTACTAAAGCAATCCGTAGAAATAGAATGGGTATTAAGGATCCAAACAAACCAATCGGTTCATTCATTTTCTTAGGATCGACTGGTGTTGGTAAAACATATTTGGCAAAGCAATTGGCCAAAGAAATTTTTGGTAGTGAGGATAATATGATTCGCGTAGACATGAGTGAATACCAAGAAAAACACACAATCTCTCGTTTGATCGGTTCACCTCCAGGGTATGTAGGTCACGATGATGGTGGTCAGTTAACTGAACAAGTTAAAAACAAACCTTATTCCGTAGTATTATTTGACGAGATCGAAAAGGCTCACAAAGATATCTTCTCAACACTTCTTCAGTTGTTGGATGATGGTCACATTACCGATTCCTTGGGTCGTAAAATTAACTTTAAAAACTGTTTAATAATTATGACCTCCAATATTGGTGTTAAGAGATTACAAGACTTCGGTGCTGGCGTAGGATTTAAAACGACAAAAAGTGAGGCGGTAAGAGAAGAAGAAAAAAGAGAAATCCTTAAAAAAGAGTTAAGTAAGTTTTTCGCACCTGAATTCCTAAACCGAATTGATGATGTGATCATATTTAATTCACTCGAGAAACAACATATTGATGTTATCACAAAATTAGAGATTGATAGATTATTAAAAAGAGTTAAAGAAAAGAAATATAACTTTACATATGATCAGGACCTTATTGATTATATCTCTAAAGTAGGATTTGATGAAACATTCGGAGCCCGACCAATCAAAAGAGCAATCCAAGATAAAATCGAGGATTTAATTTCTGAAAAAATCTTAATGATGGAAATTGAGGAACATAAAGAGTATGTTTTGAAAGTAGAAAACGATGAGGTTGTTGCATCTAATAAAGAAGAAAAAGTCAAAAAAACAAGAAAAAAGAAAGATTAATTTTTTTATTAACAACTAATCAACTACATTTGTAGAAACAAATTAAAATGGATCTAAATAAATTTAAGGAACTCTTATCCGTCCCATCTAAGACTTATCAAGAAGATAAGATGGTGAATTATCTTCTTGATGAACTTTCACAGATGGAGGGTATTGAGGTGGTGTGTGATAAACATAAAAATATCTATGTTACAAAAGGAACATTAGATGAGGGTGAATATTACCCAATGTTTATATCACACACCGACACGGTCCATAATCTTGTTGATGAAATCATAGTTAAAGAAGAGTATCTTCTTCGTCCGTATACATTTGGAAAAGACTTTGGGTCTGAACAAGTATTATGTTTAAAGGCCTACGATAAAGATGATAAACCAACAGGTATTGGTGGTGATGACAAATGTGGAATCTATATTTGTTTAGAATTACTTCGTCAATTAGATAAAGTTAAGATTGCGTTTTTTGTTTCAGAAGAAACGGGCTGTCATGGGTCAAAAATGGTTGATTTAGAGTTTTTGAAAGATGTTGGTTATTGTACACAATACGATGCACCTGGCGATCACTTGATTTCATATAGTTGTATGGGAACCGTTTTGTTTGATGAAAACTCTGAGTTTTTTGATATTGCATATAGATCCATTTCAGAGGGGTTTGGGAATGAAATGATGGTTCAGTCTCACCCGTATACAGATATCATGATGATCAAACAAAAATCAAATCTATCTTGTATCAATATGTCTTGTGGTTATTACAACATGCACACGGCAAATGAGTTTGTGTCAATCTATGATGTTGAGAGAGCGATTGTTGCGGGAAAAAACATGGTAGAAAGATTGGGTTTAAAAAAATACGAATTCAAACAAGAACCAAAATCAACAACAACCACAACAACACTTTTTGATTTTGAGGGTGAGAATCCATTTTATGATGATGTTCATCAACTTACATCGATTGATGTTATTGAGGATAAGGATGGTATTATAATTGCCGATTTCTACGACGATAATAGATTCTTTATTGACGATGAAGATGGTTATAAATTATACGAGATTTTAAAGAATCGTTATTCTATAGATTAATTCTTTTCAATCCTATACTCAGTCGGGTCAAATAAACCTGGCTGAGTTGCCATTGAAATTACGGTATCGACATCAGAAATTCCCATTTTAGAGTTCCAATTTTGTCTTCCAGTTCCAACTCTGAATGTTACTTTAAGAGTTTCAGGATCCACCTTTTCAACTTTAAGGTAATGTTTTTTATCGGGTAATTGTTTAAACTCAAATAATTTTAATTCTCCAAGTTTTCTCATTACTTCAATATAGTCCGAATTAATTTCTTCATGAGCTTTTTCAATATACTCGTCCATTAGATCTTCAAGTCTTTGACAAGTTTCAGATTCAAAAATTTCATTATCCCAAACATTATATTCAATTTCGTAATACTCAGGTGGGTGATTATTAAAACCTCTTTCAATAGAACTAAATAATAAATCCAATACATTCTCATCAAAGTCACCTTTATCAATATATAACTGAACAAGATTTCCCCAAGTTATAAAGTAGGTTCTAAAACAGTTTGTAAGTCTACTCTTACCCCAATTTTCAATACCAAATTGTTTTAGACCATTACAATAAGTTTCTTCTATTAATTCTTGAGCCCCTTTAGAAACCGCACGATCTTTTCCCATACAAACGATTTCATCAATTGCATCACCAAGTCCGGGAAAAAACTTATCTAAAACTGTTGGTAGATCACCCCCACCATCATACCTTAAACTACCATTATTTGTTTTTACAAAATCTTTACTCATGGATGGTTCTAAAAAAACTGCAAGTTCTCTTAGTTTTAACATTGCTGAATCACAAAAATAACCTAATTGATACCCCTCACTCCAATCATCGTATGATCTATCTTGACACTCGCTATAAAAGTCCCAATTACCATAATACATTCTATCGTAATTAGATGCATCCCACTCACCATCACTACCTTCTTGATATGTCTCTTGAAAGAAGAACTTTAAAAACTGTTCTAAATCATCAAAATGAAACAATAGACCATGAGGGGTCACTTCAACAATATCACTGAAATCCTCACCTTCAGAATTGTAAAAATCAACATCATTATAATCTAACTTTTTTTTATTCAAAAGTAGAATTTTTCTAAAATCTTCAAGTTCGTCAATATCTTGTTCTATGAGAAGTCTTTTTTTCATATATTTATAAATATATTGAATAATACAAATCTTTGTATTATATTTGTATTATAGTTCTTTGAAAATAGTCATTAAAGATATATGGGCCTATATCGGATTTGACGGGCGTTGGTTGGATAAAAGAAGCATGTAGGGACTAAGTTAATCTCTTTAAAAACTGACTTAGAAAACAACTGGCAATGTGCTAAACAAAATGGAAACTCTTGGTTTACTAAGAGGTTCTGAAGTTACTGTAGCTTAATTAGATACGGAAACGGGGGGTCGATCAGACAGATAACCTAGCAACAGAAGTCGTAGATGAGTTGGTTTTCACTCTAAAAGAAAACAACGGTCTCGTTCAGAGGGCTACCGTAACAAAAGTGAACTCGACACAGTTTTTGGTAACAATGTCAAAATAGGAACCAAATATTTTGGAAGGTATGAAAAACCTTAACCTAAACATGTAGTTGTCTTTTTGACAAAACGAGCCGGACGAGGGAGTCGGAGCCCTCTAGGTCCACCAATTGATCCCATCATTTAATTATGGTGGGATTTTTTTATTTATTTTTTTTGTGGAGATGGTTTTTTGTGGAGACGGAGATATTTATAAATAAAAGACATGAGAAAAAAAGAATTGACTATTTGCTCAAACCCATCTTGTGGTATTGAGTTTCTTAAAGATAAATCTGAATTAAATAGAAATAAAAAGATAGGTAGAAAAAACTATTGTTCATTAAAGTGTTCGGGAATTAATAATCACCTCCACCTTAATGATTATGTGGTTGAAAATATTAAATACATTTTACCTCATTCAAACAATCGTAGAGATCAATTTACAGGACTTAGAGAACATTTCAGGAGAGTAAAAAAAAGACATCATGATTATAATATAGATTTACAGGATCTTTTAGATCAATGGGAAATACAGAGTGGTGTTTGTGTTTATAGTGGTGTAAAATTAGTTCACCCTAATGAAGATGGTAACAATATCAATACAGCATCTTTAGATAGAATTGATAGTAATTTAGGATATGTGAAAGGAAACATACAATTTATAAGTATGGCTTGTAACTATGCCAAAAATAACATGAGTCATGATGAAATGTTAAACTTTATTGATCTTATTTACGAATCCGTAAAAACAAAAAAAGGGATCGATTCACATCGTCCCTAAATTTTTTTACCGGTGGCTCCTTTTTAAAAATAAAAACCTGAGATTACAGTTTTTTGTGAGAACCTTTAGAGTCATTATTGTTTCTACTCTTATCCACTTCCTTTTGAGAAGTATTCCTCAGTGACGGTCTTTTAGGTCTACCACTCCTTGAGGTTTGAATTACTCTCATCCTAATCTACTCTTCCCGAGAATGCCTCCCCAGCTCGTCCTTGCGGGACTAAAGGTTTTTCGGATAATTACACATCGACTTGGGATCTCTGTGTGCAATGAACGGCTCATTACTATGTAGTCACCTTTCATCCAAACCTGACGGACACTTTTCCTTATTGCTTATTAATCATTGGAATAATCAATTTCCATAAGTTTTGTGTCGTGGATTGTGAAAGTAGTGGTCCGCCAACCAAGCCAACCCATCTTTTGAACGAGTCGATACTCAACTACTCTCTGAAATGTCCCCATTTCCATATTTTAAGATTACTTCGAGATTAACCCCTTGGTAGAAGTTTATCAAGGTTAATAACGGCACCACCCGTACATTAACATACCTTTCGGTTTTAAGTCACCTTTCATATTGGAACACGCAATAATAAAATTGGATAATTTTATGTTTTGCAATATCCCTACGAGTTATTCCTATTGGTGTTCCCACCTCAATCGGACGACCCACATCGCCCAATCATCTAACCACTTTCCCTACAGCGTTGCCCTCGGTACTAAAGGTTAAACGGTATCCCGCTTGTGTACTCAAGCTCCCTAAGAAGCCGCAAATCGGTTACACTTCCGACTCACTTTATCCCACTTTCATGGTTTATTTTAATGGACCATACACGGCCCAATATCTTTATCAGTCAAAGGTGAGAATTTCATCTCAATTACTCGTCATAGAATTTGACGAAACTTATCTTGAACGGATAATCTAATTTTTTCAAAGAACTTTTCAGGACTTTTCCTGATTTGTTTTACAAAGTTAAGTGATTTATTTCAATCTGTCAAGTACTTTGTGAACTTTTTTATTTTTTTTTATTCTTCAACTATTACTGTGTGTACATAAAGTTTACTATTGTTCTGTTTCGCTCTGATGTCTGCGAAAATAACATTAGAGGTCCACAACTCTTTCCCATTTACAAAATAGGAGTACAATTCTACTTCTTTAATTTCTTCGTTCATAATTTCAAGTTTTATAGTGAAATGATATTATAAATATATGTTAGTGTCAACAAAGATATTAAAGATTTTTGATTAAACTATAAATTCGTTTTGATTCTTCGTTTAAACCCTCTTTAATTGATTTAACTTCTGTTTTTGAGATCTCAGGTGGTTTGATACTTTTTGTTTTAAGAACTCTGGTAATACCTCCACCAGTACCCCATTTTTTAAGGTCTGAACACTCGGCAATTTTTGATGCCCCTTTATCACCCTTTAACCCATCTACAATACATTTGTAATTTCCATTAGTGATTGTTTTTACAGTTGCATCAATACCATCTTGTTTAGTTTTATAATTTCTAACACCACCAACACATCTACCATCTTTTTTTCTAAGACAATTCCATAAGGTCGATCCTTCTTTTGGTTGTGTGGTATTAAATGGGTTAAATGTTGATTTAGCCCCTTCTGCCTGTCTCCACGCATAAAAGAACAAAAGATTTTGTTTCGATACTGGAGCGCCTAACTTTTGGAGAACTTTATTATAAAA